AAACAAAGTGAGTATCTTAGATCAGGCAACAGTGCCGACATCGGGACCGCAAGTCATATCAATCTGCGGTGATGCGGGTACAGGCAAAAGCAGCCTTGCGGCGTCATTTCCCAAGCCCATCTTTATTCGCGCCGAGGATGGTGTAGCGCGTATCCCCGCATCATTCCGCCCCAGCGCGTTGCCGCTGATTGAAAATTCCGATCAGCTTTGGGAACAGATCATCGCATTATTGCGCGAAGAACACGATTACAAAACAGTCGTTTTTGACACCGTGTCTGCGCTGGACCGTATCTTTGTGCAAGACGTGCTGAAGAGCGACCCAAAAGCAAAGGCGCTAAATTCGTGCCTTGGTGGTTACGGTGCAGGATTTAACGCGCTGTCATCAATGCACCAGCGCGTCCGCAAAGCCGCAGAACACCTGCGCCAAAAACGCGGAATGAATGTTGTGTTTATTGCCCACGCAGAAATCGGCAACGTGTCACCGCCCGATGGTGAAGATTATTCGCGCTATTCCTTGCGGATGACGCACCATAAATCGCTGCCGCCGTATATTGATGACGTAGACGCCGTTGGTTTCTTGCGTCAACAGATGGTTGTCAAAGGCGACGAAGGTGAGCGCAAGCGCGCAATCAGCATGGACGGGCGCGAATTAGTTTGCCACCTGACAGCCAACAACGTGTCAAAAAACGCATATGGCATTACGCAGCCCGTGCCTGTCAAGTTGGGCGTCAACCCGCTTGCCGCGTTTATCCCGACAGGCGAACCGCAGACCGGATTTGCCGCGCCAGATCCAGACACAGCCGAAACCACAACCGAAACCGAAACACACAACGAGGAAATAACACAATGAGTTTTTGGGATTTATCAGACGGCCAAACCGCAGCCGATACATCAAAAGAATACGAGATCCCCGGCGGATCAATGGAACCAATTCCCAACAATTCGGACGTGTTGGCAATCATTGATCAAGCAAAATGGGCCAACAAAGACAAAGACGACAAAAACAGCCCTGCATATATCGAATTGCGGTGGTCTGTTATGGCGCCCGAGGCCGTTAAAGGCCGCAAGGTGTTTCATAAGTTGTGGGTCACAGACTTTGATCCAAACGCCAAAGACGACACCAAAGCCAAGGCCAAGCGCGACAAAGCGCGGCGTATGCTGGCGGCCATTGACGCGAACGCGGGTGGCAATCTTACGCGCACCGGCGAACAGCCCACCGACGAAACATTGACGCTGCACCTTTCTAACAAACCGATGGTAGTCAAATTGATGGTCTGGTCGATGAAAGGCAGCGACGGAACCGATATGGCGGGGAATTGGGTTAGTGCGGTTTCGCCGTCTGACAAGCCGTTGCAGATCAGCAACGAGCCTTTGCCTAAGACAAGCCAAGCACCTGCAAGCGGTGGCGGCGGTGGCACATATGGCGGCGGATCGTCTGTTGATTCCGACGAAATACCCTTCTAAAGGAATGCATTTACATATTCCGTTATGGGGCTATAATGGCCCTATGACAAAAACATGCAAGGTTTGCAGCGCAACCGAAAACAACGCTGAATTTTACAACGGGGTAAACAACAAGTGCAAAAGTTGCCACAAAGAGGCGGTAAAAATTAATCGAGATCAGAACGCAGAATATTACAAGAATTATGACGCAAAAAGGTTTCAAAGTGACCCTAAAGTAAAGGCACGTCACAAGAGATACCAAGCAACACCAGCAGGCAAGGCGTCAATGGGTAAGTCTAGATTGAAATGGATGAACCACAAACCAGAAGCACGTGCAGCTCACATAATCCTTGGAAATGCCGTTCGTGACGGACGGATAGAAAAACCTTGCGTCTGCACAAAATGCAAAAAGACAGAGGTTAGCCGAAAGATGCACGCACACCATAAGGACTATGCTTTTCCGCTTAATGTAATTTGGCTTTGCGCTCAATGCCACCACGACGAACACAGCTAACGCAACAAAACCAGCGGCGCACAATTAACGCGCCGTTGGTCAACAGCAACAAAGGAAAACGACATGACAGTTCGCAGGCTTAAAGCAAAACAGCGCGGGCCGTGGTGTAGCTACTGCACGGATCGCGCCGTACACACTAGCGGCCACCGCCAATGGTCTTGCACACATCACTTGCCAGAATTACAAAAACACGACGACCTTGAGGAACTTCGGGACAGCTACGAAACCGAAGCCGAATATCAAGTACTTAGAGGATATTAAGGAAAACAACATGACACGCGAAGAAATGGACACGATCTTAAACGCAGCTTTTGCAAAAGTATTTGGGGACAAGTGGTGATGGAACAAAGAACACCTGAATGGTTTGCGGCGCGGGCCGGGCGGATCACGGCAAGCGGGGCGGGTGCATTGCTTGGCCTGTCACCGCATACAAGCGAGGCGGACGGGTTTCGCAGCCTTGTTAGGTCAATGCACGGGATGCCGTCGGAATTTGTCGGCAACGTCGCAACGGAATATGGCACATTTCACGAAGCCGGTGCGCTTGTGGAATACTGCATGGAAACGGGCGCGACTGTTTGGTCGCTTGGGTTTGCAGAATTTAATGATTGGCTTGGCGCATCACCTGACGGGCTGATTGACCATTACGGTATGCTCGAGATAAAATGCCCATTTAGCAAGCGCAACGAAAACCCGCCTGCGTTCAAGTCAATAGAATATCAACCCCACTATTATGCGCAGATGCAAATTCAAATGTATTGTACCCTGCGCCTTTGGTGTGACTTCTACCAGTGGTCGCCACATGGCACGATGACAGAACGTGTTAAATGGGATGACGAATGGCTTTCTAAAAACCTCCCAAAACTTTTAGCCATTTGGAAACGCGCCAAGGTCGCCGATCCTGCTGACTTTGCGGGGCCAAAGCGTCAAGAGTATGACACGCCCGAAGCAGCCAAGCTGGTCGCGGAATATGACGAATTGTCCGAAGCAATCGACAACGCCAGCGCACGCAAAAAAGACATTGTGGCCCGCATGGTTGAAATGTCCGGCAAGCGCGACGCGGTTATAGGCGGGCGCAATCTTACCCTTGTGAAGCGCAAGGGGTCTGTGTCGTATGCAAAAGCGATTGCCGTGTTGTTGCCCGATGCTGATCTTGAGCAATGGCGCGGCAAGGCGAGCGAAGGCTGGCAGCTAAAGTGACGCCGGAACAGGAGGACCGCGCAAACGATGCTGCGAACAAGATCATCGCGGAATTGATTGCGGCACAAACGGCGGATGAATGCGAAGCGGTTGCAGCGCGACACGCCGCCGTTTTTGCCCGCTTGCAAGCGGTTCACCCTGTCCGGGCTTTGCACATCATTAACCTAGCGGGCTTGCGCAAGCGTGATTTTACGCGGGCCGCGCGGGACGCAACACAGCAACAAAGAAAACAGCAAGAGGATTTATTTCGATGACCCTGCGGACATACCAACAGGACGCGCACGATGCGGCGTGGCTGCATATGCGGACCAGCGTTGACCCTTGCTTGGTCGAGGCGGCAACGGGCGCGGGTAAAAGCCACGTCATCGCGGCGCTTGCGCAAACAATTCACGGCGCAACAGGCAAAAAGGTACTATGCCTTGCGCCGTCTGCCGAACTGGTCACGCAAAACCGTCAAAAATATACAGCCAGCGGTCACAAGGCCAGCATGTTCAGCGCAAGCGCGGGCGCAAAAGACCTGCGACACAACGTGGTTTTTGGTTCGCCGTTGACCGTAAAAAACCGCATAAGCCGGTTTCAATCAGGCTATGCGGCGGTTGTTATTGATGAAGCGCACGGCCTGACACCAACGATTAAAGGTATCATTGACGCAATGCGCGACGGCAACCCGATGCTGCGCGTGATCGGCCTGACAGCAACGCCCTACCGCCTTGGCAGCGGTTACATCTTTCGCCAGTGGCCGGACGGCAAGGTCAACAGCGACGAAACAACCCGCGACCCATACTTTTCAATTCTAGTTGACCGGATCACAGCGCCTGAACTGATTGACCTTGGTTTTCTAACAAAGCCCGTGCTGGGATCCGCAGGAACAGAAGGCTATGACACGGCCAGCCTGACAGCCAATGGGCAAGGCAAATTTGACAGCCAAGCCGTTGACCGCGCATATCACGGCCACGGGCGCAAGACCGCGGCAATCGTTGCAGATGTTGTCGCGCAGTCGATCAACCGTCAAGGCGTGATGTTTTTCGCCGCAACGGTCCAGCACGCAAACGAGGTTATGGCGTCATTGCCGCCGGGCTTGTCTGCGCTTGTGACAGGTGAAACGACAGCAAGTGAACGCAAGCGGATCTTGTCAGCGTTCAAGGCGCGCACAACAAAATATCTGGTCAACGTGTCTGTGTTGACCGTTGGTTTTGACGCACCTCACGTCGATGTTATTGCAATCTTGCGCAAGACGGAAAGCGTCGGGCTGTTGCAACAGATCATCGGGCGCGGGCTGCGCTTAGATACAAACAAGCCGGATTGCTTGGTGCTGGATTACACGACAAACATCGAGGATCATTGCCCCGACGGTGATTTGTTTGCGCCAGAAATCAGGGCGGGAAAAGAGGCTGGCGAAGGCAAAGCACCGGCGGTTTGCCCCACGTGCAGCTATGAAAACAGGTTTTCGACAAACATTAAATATGTGGAATATGACAAAGACTTTGCCGGCTACTGTCTTGATCTGGACGGCAATCGGGTTATGACAGACTACGGGCCGCTGTCCGGTCATCACGGCCGCCGGTGCTTAAACCAAGAAAAGACGGGGCCGCTTGGCACGTATGAACGCTGCGGGTATCGCTGGACAAGCAAGGAATGTGTGTTTTGTGAGGCCGCAAACGACATCGCCGCGCGTTATTGTTGCGAGTGTAAGGCAGAAATTGTTGACCCTAACGAAAAATTGCAGATGGATTTTAAGCGCACCAAGCGCACGCCGACGGAAATGCAAACAGATGAAATCGTGTCGATGGTTGCGCGTGAGGGCGTTTCGCAAAAAGGCAACAAGACAGTGCGGGCGGATTTTGTCACGCCGTGGCGGTCGTTTTCAATTTGGTTCAGCCCTGATAGCCATTACACAAAACAGCAAGGCCAGTGGATTGCGTTTCAAAAGGCAACAAATGGCGGCACCCCTAAGACGATCACTTACCGCAAAGATGCGACCAGCGGATTTTACAACGTCTATGGTTACGACATGCCGCACGATGTCGAGCCGGATCATGTCGAGGTGATGAAATGAAACTAAATGACCTGCCGTTCCGTGTCTATGGTGACACCGATTTTCGCAGTAAATGCGCAACGGAAAGCGTCGAGCAGGTGACGTTCTTCAATCGCTTGCGCACGCAATATCCTGATAGTTGGGGGCTGCTTGCCGTCCACCCGCGCAACGAACAGCAATTGCGCGGGGGGCAGTTTGGCGGCATGTCAAAACAGAAAGCCGAAGGCATGGCCCCCGGCGCGTCTGATATTATTCTGCCCGGACGTGTGACGTTTGTTTGTGAATTAAAGCGCCGTGACCGCACCAAAAGCACGTGGGAGCCGGGACAGGTCGCATATCTAACAGCAGCGCATCAGGCGGGCGCGTTTGCCTGTGTGGCGCTGGGCTGCGATGCCGCG